TCAAAAGTTAGCTAATATACTTTAATATTAAATTACTATTAGGAGACTATAATGAGTAATAAATTAAATTCAATAGAAAGCTTGATGGATGGTTATAATCCACAACGCCAACTATTGGAACAAACTCGCAAATTAGTCAAGAAATGGGAGCCAACAGGACTTTTAGAAGGTCTTGGTGCTGAACACGAAACTAACGGAATGGCCGTTCTACTTGAGAATCAAGCCCGTCAATTAATTGACGAAGCTTCAAGAACAGGTGGACAAAATTCTGAAGAGTGGAGTGGAGTTGCTCTACCATTGGTTCGAAGAATCTTTGGTGAGTTAGCAGCACAAGAGTTCGTAAGTGTTCAACCTATGAACTTACCTTCAGGTCTTATTTTCTATCTTGACTTTAAGTATGGAACTGCACAAACAGATAACCATACAAACAACGCTGATGTTTATGGTAATACATCAGGTTCGAATGTTGATGCAACTGGCGGTTTATATGGTGCTGGTAAATTTGGATATTCAATCAACGATACCGACTCAGCTGCACAAACTGCAGCCGCAGCTTTATCAAGTGGTAACTTTACTACTGGTTCAGTTGTATGGGAAGATGTTGATTTTGAACCAGACTTATCTGCTTCAGTAGCAACTGGTCACGATGCTGATAACGGTCTATGTAAAGTTACTATCCACACAGGTGGAATTGGTGATTTTGACCCAGACGGTGTTAGAGCATTCACAATTAGTGGTTCTGGCTTTGATGAAATATTCCCAGCCTACACTAAATATGATAGTTCTACAGATTCAATTGCATTTATCGTAAGAAAAGATACCGCATCTGCTGTTGCAGCTGTAGTTGCTTCTTATCATAAAGTAAAAGGACAGAACTATGATAGAACTGATTTCGAAGCTAGTGCAGCAAATATCGATGCAAACCCAGAGGGTGATATTGATATTCCTGAATTAGATATTGCGTTAAAGAGTATTCCGATAAGCGCGAAAACTCGTAAGTTAAAAGCAGTCTGGACACCAGAACTTGCTCAAGACTTGAACGCTTATCATTCAGTCGATGCTGAAGCTGAATTAACAGCACTATTAAGTGAGTACATCTCAATGGAAATTGATTTAGAAATTCTTGATATGTTGTTTGCTAACGCTTCTGCAAAATCAGAAAAATGGTCAGCAAAAGTTGGAAACGAATACAATTCTGCAACTAAACTTTTCGAAGAAACAGCTGCTAATGCATCTGCTTACACGAAAGGAACTTGGTTCCAGACTCTTGGTAACAAGATACAAGCCGTTTCTAATGCAATTCATCAGAAAACTCTAAGAGGAGGAGCAAACTTCATCGTGGTATCACCTGAAACTGCTACTATAATCGAGAGTATTCCTGGATATGCTGCTGATACAAATGGTGATGCAACCAATTCATCATTCGCAATGGGCGTACAGAAAGTTGGGGCACTTAATAACAGATATACTGTCTATAAGAACCCTTACATGCTAGAGAACAAAATCCTTGTTGGTTTCAGAGGAAGTAATTTCCTTGAAACTGGTGCGGTTTATGCTCCGTATGTTCCGTTAATTATGACACCACTTGTTTATGACCCGAAGAACTTTACTCCGCGTAAAGGGGTGATGACTCGTTACGCTAAGAAAATGGTTAGACCAGAGTACTACGGAACAGTCACAGTCGGTGATGTAAACTTAGTTTAATTAATTTTTTAATTAGATTAAAGTCATAAGTGGTGATTTTTAATTACCACACGATTAAGTAAAAGGGGATGTTTTTCATCCCCTTTTTCTTTGCGTTGATATTTATTATTGGAATGTTCTAAACTCATAATAGGAGAATTTATATGGCTCAAGAACCGATATGGCCAGGAAGTGGTTCGGCAGTAAGTGAATCAACACCTTTTGGATTTTATGATGATGATTCAGATTTTCAAACAGATGCACCAAAGTTTGCATCTTGGTGTGCGAAACGACTAGGATACCCAATAACAAGTGTAGAATTACAAGATTCACAATTTTATGCGTGTTTTGAGGAAAGTATTACAGAATACTCTGCCCAAGTAAACCAATTTAATATCAAAGATAATTTATTAAGTTTAAAAGGACAATCGACTGGTTCTAATTTAACACATAAAAGACTCTCAAATACTATGGGAGAACAGATATTTTTATCAGAAACCTACGGAACAGAAGCAGGAGTAGGTGGACAAGTTGAAACAAAGAAATCTTCAATCACAATACATAGTGGTTCACAAGATTATGATTTGAATGCGTTAATTGCAGACCCAAGTGCGAGTGGTGCAATAGAGGTTACTAAGGTATTTTATGAAGCTCCACCTGCAATTACGAGATACTTCGACCCGTATGCTGGAACTGGTCAACAAACAAATAATATGTTAGATGCATTTGGATTTGGTGGTTCATCACCAGCAATTACATTTGTTTTACAACCAGTATATGCTGATTTACTTAGAGTACAAGCAATTGAATTTAATGACCAAATAAGAAAATCTGCATATTCATTTAATATTGTGAATAATAATTTAAAAATATTTCCAAGAATTACTTCAAATACAAGTCAATCTTTATGGATAGAATGGAAAGAAGTAACTGATAGAGATAATGTATTAAGAACGAGGTATAGTGGTTCTGCAGATGTAGTATCTGATATCAGTAATGCACCATACGATAATATGAAATACACAAGTATTAACGATGTTGGTAAACAATGGGTTAGAAAGTATGGATTGGCGTTAACAAAAGAGTTATTAGGTATGGTTCGTAGTAAGTATGGAACAATTCCTATTCCAGGTTCAGAAGTTTCACTCGATGGAGATACATTGAGGGCAGAAGCAACTGCTGAAAAAGAACAATTGGTAGAACAATTAAGAGAAATATTAGACCAAACAAGTAATAGGGCACTTATGGAAGCTGATAGAGAAGCATCCGATAACTTACAAGAGAAGTTAAAGAAAGTACCTTATCCAATATACATAGGATAATCAAATGGCAAGTAGATATTGGCCAACAAGAGATACTAACTTAGCTAAACGATTCAATGATGAACTCGTAGGAAATCTTGCAGATGGAAAATGTGGAATCATTGGACAAGAGGTAATACTATATAGAGTTTCGGTATATGATACAAAAACAAATATGTATGGTGAAGCAGGTGGGGGTAAAACCTATGAAGCAGGAGTTAAGTTAAGTTGTATTATTGAGGCAGAAGATTTTGATTGGGAAACAAATGAATTTGGACCTGATGCAAGACAAGATATAACAATAAATTTCCAAAGAGACATGTTAATTGATGTAAATTTCAGACCAGACATTGGTGATATCGTAAGTTGGAATCACGGATATTTTGAAATAAATAAAACAAATGAAAATCAATTAGTTGCTGGAGATTATAATAAAAATTGGTCAATTACTTGTACTGCAAATCTAACAAGAATCAGTACATTAAATATTGAACAAACAAGGGCGTTTTAATGGCAAGAAGTAAACCGATACCAAGAAAAGTTCGTAGGGATTTGAACTCGGTTGCAATCAGAGATGATTATAATAGAGGAAATCAGTTACGAAGAGATGATGATAAGGTACAGAACATATCTAATACTATTATGGATATGGATGGTGCAATTATGTACTACTTCAATGAAGTAATTAAACCTAATGTCGTAGAGAATAAAGAAACAATCAAAGTACCCGTTATGTATGCATCACCAGAGAGATGGTTTGCAATACAAAAACAAGGGTTTATGAAAGATAAACGACAACAATTAATTACACCAGCAATTGTATTTCGTAGAACAGGTATGGAACGAAATGAAAATATGCCTGTCGATAAGTTAGATGCAAATAAACCAAATAATTTTCAAACATTTAGACAAAAGTATTCTCAGAACAATCGTTATGACCACTTCTCACGAATCATAGGTGAAACACCTAATAAAGAATATTACAATGTAGTTATACCAGATTATATGATATTGAATTATGAGTTTACAATTTGGACATCATACATCGAACAGATGAATAGTATTGTAGAAAAAATTAATTATACCGATGGTGCTTATTGGGGTGAACCTGGTAAGATGAAATTTAGAAGTAGGATAGAAACATTTACGGATGCAAGTGAACTTGATGCTGGTGAACGATTAGTAAAAACTAATTTTAGTGTACAATTAATGGGGTATATTATACCTGAAGAATTTAATAGTTTAGTAACAACACAGAAACAACTCACACCTAAAAAACTTATATTCAATATGGATGTAGAGAAATCTGCAGCAGAGATAAGT